GTAGGTCTTGAGCAATGATGCCGAAGTGAATACGAGCGTCGTCGCCTTTCTTCTTCTACGGCAGATTTCCAGCGGAACTTACGCAACAGACCTTTACACGCTACAGCTACACGTTGCTCTGCTTCCGTTAGCTCTTCAATGTCTTGCTTTTCGTTGCGGTCAGACGTTTGGATTGTTCCGTTGGTGGCATTAACGTCATCAAATCGTGCGTTACTTGCCCCTAAATCAGTGTTGCCGTCATCTAAAGAGCCATCGCTGTTTAATACAGGCAACATAGCTTTTTCGCTTGCGGCAAATCTTAAGCCCGCATGGTTGTCGTCTAAACCACCAATGCGTAAATCGCCACCAACAGCGGCAATAGCACCAACAAAAGAACTAGCGCCCCGATAAAACTCCAGCAACGTACCGTCGCTAGACAAGCGGTTTAACGCCAGCGGCTCGCCACCACTTCGAGTGATGTGTACTTTGCCAGCTACACCAGCGTTGTTAATTTCGACGCCTGCTGTGCCAAAAGCCGCTCCGCTTTTACCAAACAGCCAATTGCCATTAGCGTCAATAACACCAGCAAGGCCAAAGCCAGCAGACCTAAATTCAATGATGCCTGTTGTATTTGAGCTACCATGACCAATTTGGAAAGTAGAGCCGTCCTGAAGCTCTAGGATGCGCGTCGCGTTGCTAGACTGGTCAATAAGGGTGGCTATATTGCCAGCGTTATCATAAAGCTGTATTTCGCCGCCATTTTCGTTGTAGGTAAAATAGTGAGATGTTGAGCCGCTATTAGCGCTGACAGTTAAACCAGTTGAATTATAAAAACCACGCAATGTGCCGCCAGTATGGAATTGCATATTATCGGCATTGTGGTCATAAAGTACGATGCCTGACTTTGCCGCCGTATCAGAAAAGTAAAGACGGGAAGCGCCTGTAGAACCTGTTGATTGTATTTCTACATCAGCGTAGCCATTAGAATCAGCACCAACCGCTTGTATTATGGATGAGCCTGATACTCCTGTAGAAACCACATTTCCTGTTACGTCCATGCCTGAGCTATTGATACGCATACGCTCCGTAAAGCTAGCGCCTGTGGTAAATACGAGGCCGTCTGAAGTTTCTACGTTAATAGCACCACGTACAGCGCTAGCGTCTTTGAGTTGGAGATAAGCGCCGTTTGCTTTTGTAAAGATAACGTTGCCACCGCTATCGATGACTACCTCATCTGCTCCTGCGCCGTTGTAATTCAGCCTAAAGGTATTGTCCGTGTAAGTGTACGCCAACCATTTGTTGGTGCTGTTAGTTGCTTCAAATCCTACAGTACCTTTAATATCTAGCTTGTTGCTAGGCAGGTTAGTACCCAGACCTAACCGTGAAGTGCTTGCGTCCCAGTAAAGGTCTTGTGAGTTGCCTGCTGAGTTGTAGAAGCTAATGTCGCCTATTTGACTAATTTTTAATCTATCTATGCCTGTGTGACCTTCAAAAACGTGTGTGTACGCACTGTAATAAAAATTACCACCAGTTGATTCTTTTATCCTTGTACTTCCACCCACGTTTTCAAAACTTAAATGAGGACCAGGTGTCCCTGCATTGAGAGTCAAATTCTCAGCAGTAATACCGCCAGTCACGTCGATGCCTGTGTTCGTCGTCGCAATTTTGGCTGACCCATTAAAATACGCAGTAACTGCACCATTTGGTACGGCTTGTAACATAAACTCAGTATTTCCAGAGTCTGTAAGCCTAAAATTTTCTGCGCGTATAATAAGGTCGCCAGTGCCGCTATCTTGAATATAGCTATGGCTACCATCATGGTAAATCTGTAGGTCAGAGCCAGCACCGAACACAGCTTTATCATTGTCACCAAAGTTAATATCAGCAGAGGTAGTCATACCGTCTGTGGTAATAACACCTGTTACGTCGATGCCTGATGAAGTGGTGACGAATCTCAAAGCATTGTCGTGATACAGATTAACTGCGCCGTCGCTTGTGAAGATTGCTTTATTTTCTGATCCAGACGCATTTGTTATATAAACACCAGCATCAGCCTGAACATAAAGACTTCCAGTTCCTGAGTCTTTTATAAAACTGTTGTTTGCATCATGATAGAGCTGTAAGTCGCTACCACTCCCGAGGATAACCTTGTTGTTGTCCCCGAATGACAGGTTGCCCGTCATGCTGTCGCCAGACGTTTCTACCTTGTCATCGTTCAAGCCCGTGAAGTTAGCATCAACCTCGTCATTAGTTAGAGGCGAACCCTTCCCAGAGCGTGTTGTAATCGTAGTCATGGTTTACCTCTTACTAAATTAGGATGCTGAAAGGGTTATTTGCCATGTAATCGAAAGCGAATCGTCAGACGCTTTATTCACGACCGCGAATACCGTTCTGCAAAGCATAGTCCCGCCCGATAGCGCATTGAATATTGCGGCTTCAGTAACGCTGCCGGTCGCGTCACCGGCCTCGAAGGAGCTGGTGTAGGTGATTGTGCTGCCCGATACCGTGTCAGAGTCCAGCACCTCACGCGATCCCAACTGAGACTCCAGGGACGTGTCGCCAGCGTCTGCAGCTGTAGTTCCAGAGCCAAGACCCATGTGACTCATTGCTGTCTCATCGTTTCTCATGCGGTCACAGATAAAGTTCAAGCCCGCATTCACGATCAAGTTCTTGATCTTGCGCTCTTCTTTGATGTTGCCCTTCTTGTCCCGGAGAACCAGTGCGACATCGCCTCGTAATTTCAATCCATCATTCATCATTTAAAATGTCCTCGATGCGCCGACATAATCCTCGGCAAAGTAAGTGAAATCGCAGTACCCCTGACTGCGTAAATTACCAGAGTCAGAGGCGACCCCTGAGTCGCTGCTGGCCTTAGTAAACTGTACAACTTGTGAGTCGATTATACCGCCATTATCTCCCAAGTTCTTGCCTGTGCTCAAAACGTCGGCATCTGATACTGTGCCAGCGTCTGCTTTGCTAAATCCGACTGCCTTTGTGTGCGATTCTGTCGCCGATGGTGATTCGCTTAAACCCTTGCCAATCGTGAGTGACTGATCGTCATTGGCAGCTGGCGCCTCGCTGAAATCACGGACAAAGACGACATCCCTGTCAAACACGTCTGTGATGCTCGCCAGGTCTGTGCGAGTCTTAACAAATTGAATCTCCTGGTCGTCCTCTGCTGTCGCCTCACCATCCAGGTCGTCAGTGGCGACTGCCTGGTCAGTCAGCAGCTTAGTGATGTCAAAGACATTATCCTCAGCCACGAATATGCGCTCTATCCTGGCGCCTTCGACGTAATCCTCGCCAAAGTAAGAGATATCGCAGTAATCATAGGCAGTGTCATCGCCTGCGACTTTCGTTACATCAAGCGTGTCATCGTCTTGCAAGCCAGCCGAGTCACTGAACGCCTTAGTGGGCTGTAGGCTCGCAGATTCGTCCACAGCGCCGTTATCTGATAGGGGCTTGGTGATCGCAAGGGTATCGTTATCAGACACCCCAGGAGCCTCTGAGAGCCTCTTGAGGGCGGCCAGGATGTCGTCGTCAGTAAAGGCGGCTGCGTCGTTTTCTGACTTGGTTATGCTCAGCGTGTCACTGTCTGAGGCGCTCGGCGATTCTGAGAGACTTTTGCTTACATCCAGATCCTGGCTGTCCGACAGGTTCGCCGTGTCAGACAGGAATAAGAACCGCAGAAAGAGCCCCACGGCCACCTCGGCTTTGAGGGCAAAAGTCCTCGCTGTCGCCTTTAGTGACAGTCCTGTGCTTGTAGCAAGTAGCCGGGCGGCGCTAATTGCCGCCTTTAATGAGCTCATCTCTAACCAAAGTCCTCTCTGAGATAGAAGTCGACCAGCTCATATATGGTTTCCCTGACGCCATCGCTGACGATCTCGACCTCTCCCTGGTAAAACCCAGGATCTAAATCAAGCTGGCCCGCACTGAATACAAAATACAGCTGCCCGCTTGCCAGGTTTTCATCGCTCGCAACATTGTTCAGAGTGAAAAGCACGGTCTTGGTGTTTTTCTTTCTAAAGCGCAGGACGGCAGTGGCGCCCTGGAGATCCTCTGGCGACGTCTCGCCCTCTCTGGTGAGCACTACGCTAATCTGAGGGCCTGTATCGCCCTGCACTAGGTTAATGGTCGACATATTGCCTCCGTAAAAGGTTCATTTTATCACGTCGGCTCAGTTGGCCACGTTATATCGTCAGGGAATCCCGATTGCTCCGGCACATCTCTCAATGATTGCCTATAAGTCGCCCACTGTGCTTTTGCTGATGCGCTTAGCGGGCTGTCTGGCATCTGCGTCCAGTCGCTTGCAGCCAATAAGTCATTTCTTACTGATCTTTGATAATCCTCTGCGACATCGCTTATGTCGGGGTCGACCACAAAGGCGCCTGTGGCGATTTCTCCATCTATGGAAACCACGATTTTTTCGTTCAAGGCCGCATCCAGCGGGCTGGCGCCTTCATACCAATACCAATTATCACCGTAGCCACGAGACGATTGGGGCCCTACATCGATCTCGTTGTTTATTACTTTTACGTACATGATCACCTCGCCAGCATCGCAGTGCCCTGGATGTTTATGATGCCGAATTTTTTGCTTCCGCTTGTCGTTGTTGGCGGCGTTGCTGTGCTGTTGCTAGTTGTGCCGCTACGGTAAAACACCACCTGAACGTCGACACTGTTTGTCGTACTGTCCGGTAATGCACCCTGGAAAAACATCGGCTTCCAGCTTGGTCCTGACCTCTCCACTACATAGGATTTTGAGACAGTTACCCATGCCGCTGTTTGTGGGAACTTTGAATATGCGCCAGTTGGTGGAGCTGTAGTTACCAAAGCGCCCGTTGGTGTTCTTACATAAACGAATAAAGAGTTAGATAGATTTACAATACTCACCACTTTATAAGATGCCGTTGAGCGGGTGGTCAGGTCGATCAGGTCGCCCACTTGAACCGATGAGCTTGTGGGTAACACTACATAAGCATCAAGGAAAAAGAATTCATCAATGAACCCTAGCTGTGACGCCGTGACTGTTCCGATTGATGTTTTGCCTGCTGTGTTGTTCTCACGCATCTGAAGCTCGCCCCAGACGGTTATGTTGTCCTGAAGCTGAGCTGTGGCGTTAATGGTTACGAATGGCCTGTATGCGTGAGACTGCGCGGCAATGCTTACCATTGAGCGCGTGAACGTCGCCTGCACTTGGAACGGGACATTCGTCGCTGTGAACGTGTCGATCGTTGTGACGTCGCCCACCAAGTTGTTCACGGTCAGGTTTGTGATATCAACGTCGGTTGCGTTGATTGTGCCTGCATTGATCGTGCCTAGGTCAGCCGAGATCGCCGCGAGATTGTTTACTGTGATCTTGTCTGCACCGATTGTATCTGCCGCAATGTGGCGGCCTACAATGACGCCCTCAGCGATCTCAGTGGCTTCCAGATCGATAGGCTCTGCAAACAATCCCCCCGCAATGATGTCATCGCCTGCACCATTGGAGGTTGTTTTGATTGCTCCGATTGCTACTAAGTGAGGGGTTGTTGTGCTTGTCCCTGTTTTATAGTCGGCGCCTGTTGCGTTGCCTGTGATGGTGCTTGGGTTAAATGATTGCGCGCTGGCGTTGGTGTCGTAGTAATAAACGTCATCCTCAACCCAAACGAACGCACAGTCCATATCTGTCGGGCCATTTGTAATCGTGAACGGCTTGGTCTTGTTAATGTCAAAGACGATGAAGCCCTGCTTGTCTGCGACTGACGTTAAGAACGTGAAACTGCCGGTTGCGTTGGTGTACTGGTCATGCTCTATGGTTATTTTTTCGCCGTCGTAATAGACAAACCCATCACTGTCGAAGTTTGGCGTTCCATCTAGGTCGACGCCAACCAGGGCCCCCTCTCCTGCATTTGCCGTTACGCCATCCGCGTACACATTAAGAAGCATCGAGAGGCCCCGCCCCGCTATGTCTCCGGGTTCTATGTCTCCGCCAGTTACGTTCACAGCGACATCTGTGACGCTGCTGGTTGCCGCTGATTTGTTGCCGGAGAAGTCGACAGACTTGAGCCAGAAATACCGTCGATCACCGCCATTGAGCCCGATCTGAGTGTATATCTCACCATCAATAATAGACGTGGGATTCGCAGGAATCGTGTTTACCGTGTTGACGTAGACCTCACAGTGCTTGAAATCAGAGTCTGTCGGATTGCTCCACGTAAATGTGATGCTGTTGATTCCGCCCTCTGCATCTAAATCATCAGGCAGTGCTGGCGGCGTGACGTCGCCATCAAGGGAAAAATTCAGCTCCAAGAAGGCGCTACGGACGCCCAGCGTGTTAATCGAGCGCACACGGAAGTTATAAGTGATCTCGCTGCCCGGCGTCTGGTTCACCTCAAGATTGAAGATGTCGATCTCTGTCTCTTCTGTGCGAGCGTTGTTCTCATATACGCTATCGGTGCTCTTTTTCCACTGCACCTCGTATTCACTCACGAAAGCGTCGTCAGCTTCTGCCCAGTCCAAAGTAATGGCTGACTGATACGTTCCATCAGGTCCGAGGATAACGCGCTCTGTGGCCGTTATAGGGGCTTGTGGAGCGCCTACGTCAAACGGGTCGGGCAGCGTCGTGTCCTGGTTGTCGCTGTCCTCATCACCCTGGGCAAAGGGATAGATCGATCCGTTGTACTCGAGGAGCGACAGGCTCACCTCACCATTGTCCAGCAGCTGAGTGCCGACCACTCTCATATCTTGAATCGCGGCGCCCGTCCAGCCCAGGCTTGGATGCTCCAGGCTTACGACATCACCGATTGCAATATCCATGGCCTCTGATGTGGCCTTGAGTGAGACGGCGTTGACGTTCTTGCGACTCGCCAGGCATACGATCCGAGCAATGTCTCGCGCCTGGTATATATTCGTGATGGTATTGAGCTGCATCTCTTTTATCAGCTCCTCACCATTGTCCTCCGATAGGAATGTCGTCTCATCAGAGCTGCCCGCTTTCGGGAATGTCACAGAGTCCAGCTGCCAGTTTGCGTCGGGGTTGGGGAACTTAGCGATTACCCTGTTGAACCGCTTGCCCTTGCCCGCATTTTGAACCGTGATATCTGAGGTGATGTTGTCCGGGTTTAGGTCAAACGAGCTTGTAGTCGCTTTATCCACGATTAGACCGTACTGGCCCTCACTGTATGGCATGAGGCCGCGCATACCCTGGAGCAGCTCTTTGACGTTGTTGAATATGGTCTTGCCAGTATCAAGTCTCGCATTGCATTCCAGGAGCTTTATGTCTGAACCGCCACTGTACGGCGTCACCTCTGTATTATCGTAATAGGTAGCGGCATCACCGAACATCGTGTCGTTAATTACTGACGACGGCAGGCCCTTTCCGTATCGAGTGTTCGTTAAGTAATCACGAAGGCAGAGCGCCGGGTTTGTCGAATATGCAGTGACGCCAGTGCGTGGGTCATAGACTTTCTTGCCCCTGATGACGCATTGAATCTCTGGTATGCCGCCAAACACATCCGCATCGTATTTGATTCTGATTGCCAGATACGCGACACCTCTTAATCGGTGACTGGTTCCCCAGGTGTCATCAGCGCCAGACAGGATACTCGCGTACTGCTGGCCGTCGGTTCCTAGCTTCTTAGTGATCGACAAAAGGCCGTTATAATCGTTATGCGTTGATATCTTGTCATTGATATAAACCTCATCGATCGCCTGAATCTCGCCCTCGCAGAGCACAAGCGCGATATGGAGGTATTCATTCTTTTTGCCTCCGCCTGTCGAGACAAATACTCGAACCCCTCCGACCTTACGCTTGCCATAAACGACAGGAATGGGATCAATGTTTGACTGCTTATTGACCAGCGCACCACGAGCTTGGTCCTCCATGTCGTCAAAGTCTGCGCCGACGAGGAAGCCAATAATATCGCCGAGAAGGCCTGTAAATGCTTTTACAATGCTGCTCAAAAAGCCCATTACTTTCGTCCCCACTTCAGATCACGGACAGTATTTGCCGCATATTCAAAACCAACATCATTAGGGAAAAAGAATTGCTGCGAGTTGTTGTTTGTCAGTCTCCCGGCCTTCTTCTCAAAGTCAGCCCAGTGACTAGCGACCTCCAGGGTCACCTCAGAGCTGCGATCACTCTCTTTGACCTCAAATCGGGTCAGGCGACCATCAAACAAAACCATAGGAGCGCCGACAATGCTTCCGGCACTCATCGCCGCCCTGTAAATCAGAACCTGCCTGTTCACAAAATCATTCTGCAAGAAGGCCGCTATGTACGTCTGCTCCACACCTGAGAGCGTCACATTCAACGTATTAACGCGCAGATCACGGGACTCTCTGGGCGACCCAATCGAGACTAAGTGATCGCTGGTGTTGTATGTATCCCCGCCATAACTGACGCTGTGGAAGTAGTCAGTCAGATATATGCCCGCCCCGATATCGATGAAAATCAAGGTGCATAGATCAAAGCCGTCTTTCGCAAGCTCAGTTTTTAGTGTGGCGTTAAGATTCCGAGGCATCAGAGCACCTCAATCAGATCAATTTCAAAGTTATATCTGTCAAAGCCCGAGAGCGACCATTCCTGGATATCGTTCTCTAGCCGTACGGTAAACGGTACGCTGTTGTAAGTGATCGCCTCGTCATTCCCCACGGCTTCGACCAGGCCGGGCTGTATATTCAGAGTCCCCGCGCCAGACTGGTCGGACGTCACCATGTACACCTTGTCATGGTTCCCAAACTTCACAAAGTCGCCCGCCTTGATTACCCCTGAAAAGCCGTCGACCGTTATCGTTGAGTCGCCTGCTGCATGGCTTCCGTTTGTTCTCATCGTGCCGACAGCGCCGCCTGACGAGCTAGAAACGACCGGAGGGATGATGGTGAACTCCTCGACGCCGCCCCTCTGGGCCATCACAAACGCAAACACGGGCGCAAACTCCGACCGCTTGAGGTCGTTATACTTCCCTTTGATCGCCCATCTCTGCGCCCCTAGAGAGCGCACCTGCGTCCTGCCGCTTCGGGTTTCTGTTCTCAGGTTTGCGTGTCGAGACGTAATCTCGACGCTTGAGAATTCGGGGTCAGTTGGATAGCTCATGCGATCGCCGCCTTGCCTTGATCATTCAGGGCTTCATTGATGACATTGATGATTAAGCCTCGACGCTGCACCAGTAGCTCATCAAATCCCTGGGTGTCGTTTGCCTGTATGTTAAACGATACATTTGCCGTTTTGTTGACCACCTGGTTGCTTTCATTGTTTCGGATGGCCTCGTTTGGAGTTATGGAGCCGCCCGTATTCCCCATCGTCAGCACTCTCAGGGCCACGCTCTCCGACCATATATGACTCGCCAGGGCGTACCTGACCGCCTAAAGCGCGTCCTGTGAGCGATTGCGTCGCATACTGCGCCCCAGTGGCCAGGATGGCAGCCGCCGCAGCAGCGCCCAATGCGGGCCCGATAAAGGGTATGCCTGCGAGTGACTTATATGCGGACATCGCTGCGGTATATGCGTCCGACATGATTTTCTTGGCGTTCTCGCGCTTCTCCGCGTTTGCCAGGTTGACGCCGATGCGTAGTGCCGCCTTCGACTTCTTGTCCTTCTGATCGAACAAGAGATTCTCCATGTTGATCAGGGCGTCAGTCAGCTCAAGCGATCCCTGGCCTCGATCGGCCAATTCCTTCGCTGTGATTTCACCACGACGCTGAGCCCCGTATTCCGCGATCTCTGCGAGGGCGTCTTCATACTCTTGCGCTGATATCGTGCCTGCAAACTCTGCCTCATCTAGCAGTCTCCTCTCCTCTGCCAGTTTCCGCTCCAGGGCTTCAAGCTCTGTGTCGTTTCTTTGCATGACGCGAGCGAGGGTGGATTGCTGCGTGCGTATTGCCGCCTGCTCCTCTGCTTCTGCAGCTCGTACCGCTGCTGCTTCCTTGGCCCTCTCAGCTCTCTCAGCTGCCTTTGATGCCGCTTCTCTCTCGCGGGCCTCCTCCTGCTTGGCTCGAACGACCTCCCTCGCTGCCTCAGCCTCATCATAAAGAGCCTCAGCTCTGGCATATAAGTCTGCTAGGGCATCAGGGCCTAGACCTTCTTTTTCGCCTTGCCGAACTACCGCAAGAAGCGCCAGCTGTTTGGCGCTCATGCCCGCCTGGTATGCCTCCTGCTCCATGGCGGCAATCATGCCTTCAGTACTTGCAGCATACTCTGAGCTAGATGTGACTCCTTTTTCGATCGCCTCATCAAGGTTTTGCAGTGCGTGCCCTAGTGCTGCAGCCTTGTTCTGAGCACCGTCTTGAGCCTCGATCGCCTCGAGTACAGCAGAGGCCAACTCTCTGAATTCCTGAGTGGTCTGCCCGCTCGCCTCAAAGTCGCTGACCATGGTCGCAAACTTGGCGCCAGCACCTTCCAGTCCCTCGCCTACATCATCAAGCGCATCCTGGAAGTCCCTCACGCTGTCGACGGGAATACCAAACTTGGCAGCCGTTGCCTGCACTGCGCCCAGGTTACCGCCAAACTGAGCCGCACCCTCACCAGCGTCATAAAACTCAGTGCCCATCGCTTTGACAGACATTTTCACCATTTCGCTGGCTGTACCTATATCCAACAAAGCGAGCGATAATTGATTGTTCAGTTTCGCCTCAGCCAAGTCTCGACTTGTATTAGCCAGATCCACAAAGGCTTGGTCGAGCTGATAGGCGGCTGTGACGGCATTTATCGCCATAATTTGATTGAAGTCGCGCATCGACTCCTTGAGGTCTTCGATAGACCTGCCCATTCCTAGGAACGCAGGGATCGTGCTGGCAATTGCGGCTGTTACACCAATCGCGGCACCAACTAAAGGCACTCCAAGAATGAAACCCAAGTCAGCGGCCTGGACGCCGATTGCTCTTAATGGATTTTGACCCGCTGCAATTTGCCCGACGAGCTGCTCGACTTGGATGCCAGCCATTCCAGCCTTTCGGCCTAGGACATCAATCCTTCTCCGCTGTCATTTGCGGCATCTGGTAAATCGCCGAGAGGCCCATCGGCTGCATCTGGGAAATCCTCCAGCGGTTTTTTTGCGTCAGCCGCCGCTTTGCCGAGATCCTCGATTTGTTCCTCGGTTGCCGCCGC